CGACCCGCTGTTCACGAACTGGGCGGGTGTCACCGTCACCACCACGGTCACCCGCCCGGATGGCACCGCAGATACGCCGACGGTCACCCCTGGCACACCAGCCGCCAATGTCCGCGCATATCTCGCTGTCGGCGCCTGCTCCCAGCCGGGCACCTGGACGTATCGGTTTGTCGCCTCGGGGGCGCTCACCGAGGCGCAGGACGGCCAGTTCTACGTCCGGCCGATCGCCACCGCGCAGGTCTATACCACGCTGCCCGAACTCAAGGCTGGCCTGTCCATCCCCCAATCGGACACGGTCGACGACGACGACCTCCAAGAAGCCATCAACACCGCCTCCCGCGCGGTCGATGGGGACTGCCAGCGGGTCTTCTACAAGACCACCGAGACCCGCACCCTCATCCCCACCGACCTGTGGCACCTACGGCTCGGCGCCTACATGGATCTGGTCTCCGTCACCACCCTCAAGACCGACGCGGACGGGGACGGCACGTTCGAAACCACCTGGGCCCCCAGCGACTATCAGCTGCTCACCGCCGACGGCACCCCCAACGTCAACGCCGCCCCCGAGGCCCGCCCGTACCGGCGGATCAAGGCGATCGGCACGCAGACGTTCCCCTGCTCATGGGGCTGGAGTCTCCGCCGCACCGACCTCGTCCAGATCAACGGGGTCTGGGGCTGGCCAGCCGTCCCCGACCGGATCCGCCGCGCAACCCGCCTCGCCGCCGCGGAAATCTTCAAGCTCAACTCCGCCCCATTCGGTGCCGTCGGCATGGCCGACCTGGGCATCATCCGCGTCCGCGCGAACCCCAAGTACCAAGCGCTGATCAGCACCTACCAGCTCTACCCGGTCCCGGTGGCCTGATGGCGGCGCCGACCCTGCGCCAGGTCATCACCGCCATCGAGCAACGGCTGCTCACCATCACCGGGCTGCGGGTCCTCGGCTACCAAGCCGACGCCATTAACCCGCCGATCGCGATCATCATGTGCCCCCCTGTATCGAGCTATCAGGTTGGTTATGGCGATCGGAGGCCCATCCTCCAACCCGTCGTCAACGTCCTCGTCTCCTCCGCCGTCGACCGGGTCGGCCAACTCCAGCTCGCCGACTACGCTGACCCCGACTCCCCAACGTCGATCCCCAAGACGATCGCCGCCGACCCGACGCTCGGCGGGGTCGTCGGCCAAGCCCAGGTCCTCAGCTTTGACCCGCTCACCGCCGAAGAAGTCGGCGCGCTCGGGTATTGGGGCGGAAAGTTCACGCTCCGCATCACAACGTGATTGTCCGTAGCGGATGAAGAATCCGCGAATACAGCAAGGAGGGTAAATGCCGCCTACGGCGATTACGCCCAGTGTGAGGTTTTTTAGGCCCGGTACGAGCAAGGTGTACTGGGTCCGCGCCATCGTCCTCTACACCGCCCCCACTCGCCTGGAGATCAACTCCGGCACCGACCTCAGCGGCGAGATCGCGGAGCTGAGCGGCTGGCAGGTCGCCTCCGACACGATCCCCACTCCGGACCTCGGCACCAGGTTCGTTCCGAAGATCGCGGGCAGGATCAACGCCGACGACTCGAGCATCAACTTCTACGCCAGCTCCACGGGGTTCACGGACGCAAGGTCCGTTTTGCCCCGGGATACGACAGGGTATCTGATTGTGATGGATGGGGGAGATGTGTCGACTACGGGCCGTATGGATGTGTTCCCGAGTACTGTCACGTCTGTCCCAAAGCTCCGTGCCCTCGAGGACCCGGCCCAGGTTCAGGTCACATTCGCCGTAACTCGGGTACCTGCGGAGGATTTGGTCATTCCTGTGTAATCGCTCAATTCTGCCAGTTGTGTTTATCTGGTAGAATGGGGGCACTGAATGGCCCGGCGGTGGTTGCACACCCCGGGCCCGGCCAGCACCTACAGCGAAGGACGGTGCCGACGTGGATGAGCCTACCCGCGCATGCAGCAACTGCAAGCGTGTCCTACCGCTCGCCAGCTGTTTCTATCCACGCAAGGACGGGACGGGCGGTGGCTATCGCGCTGATTGCAAGGAATGCGGCATCGCGCGTAAGCCTTGCCGGAGTTGCGGCGGGCCCAAGGAACCGGGCAAACGTCAATTATGCATTACCTGCATGCCCACCGAGTGCTCTGCTGAGGACTGCCGCGCGAAACCGCATGATCGGCATGGTTTGTGCGACAGGCATCGCTACCTAAAGCAGAAGTACGGTGAGAGTTACCAGGATGAACCTTGGCTCCATGGTATCTGCCGCGGTTGTGGCCAAGCATTCGAGCGCGAGACCGCCAATCCGAAATATTGTTCTCGCGAATGCCGCAATAGGTTCCTGAATCAAAAACATCATAGGGATGTTATCGGCCGGGATCGGACGTGCTCGAAGTGCAGGGAGTTCAAGCCGGGGTCTGAGTTTTGGGGTTCCAGCTCGTACTGCAAGCCCTGTGACAAGCAGCTTCGACGCGAACAGCGGAATGCACAGCCTCGGGGTGAGCGTGACCGGAAGAGCACACTCAGTCGGCGCGGGCTGACCATAGCTCAGTATGAAGAGCTGGTCAGAGCGCAGGATGGTAGATGTGCGATCTGCAGGACGGACGTTCCTGGTGGTCACAACGGAGATGGCGTATGGCATGTCGACCATGACCATACGTGCTGCCCTGGACGATCCGGCTGCCCCAAGTGCATCCGTGGTCTTCTGTGCAATCAATGCAACGCCGGATTGGGCATGTTCAAGGACAACCCCAACATCCTTCGGGTAGCTATCCGCTATCTCGGACCCGGGAGCACCAGTCAACAGCGCCGGGGCACCAAGCTGATGGAACATCCCGCGCTGTGGTGACTAGCTGAACTTCCGGCGCTGCAACGCGGCGAACCCGCCGAGTACGAGGCCGCCGAGCAGCAGCCAAGGCTGTGGACCGGGGATCGCCATCGCGGCGATCAGCCCGAGAACCCCGCCGACGATCACGCCAGCCAGCAGGTGTCCAAGCGATACCAATGAGGTCATGTCGTATCTCCCTTCGCTGGCCTGAGTATGCACCTTGCGCAGCATGTCCGATAGGGCCATCTGGCTGATTGACATGGGACCGTTATCACCCTGGGAGCCCTTGATGGCGCAGTTCGAGATCAAGGACAGCGGTGACCTGAAGAAGTTGAACAAGCAACTCCGCCAACTCGCCGACGGCAAGGAGCTGCGCCGCGAACTTACCCAGGGATTCCGTGGTGTCTTGCGGCCTCTGATCCCCGAGGTCCGCGCCGCGTACAAGGCGGCCCCGTCGATGGGCCATGACTCGATGGCTCGTGGTTCTCGCGGCCGGGCGGATCTGCGGGGGCTGCTGGCCAAGGCAACCCGGGTCGAGGTGAAGCTGACTGGGCGGGCGGCAGGTGCCCGCATCCGAGTGGATGGTCGGCGGCTTCCTGATCGGATGAAGGGCTTGGCGCGGGCTTGGGAGGGTGAGGGTCGGCCGTGGCGGCACCCGGTCTATGGGGATCGAACCACCTGGGTCCGGCAGCGATCCCGCCCCCGGTTCTACTCGATCGTGCAGCGGCATGAGGCCCAGGCACGCTGGGCGGTTGAGCAGGTCATTGCCCAGGTCAAAGCGAAGCTGGAGAGAGCGGTATGAGCCAGTCCAACGGCAAGGTCACGGCCGACCAGGAGGCCGCTGTGGTCGCGCAGGTCACCGGGAAGCTCCGGCCCGATGCTGATCTGCTCACCTCGGCGGATATGCGTCGCGCCCGCAAGATGCTCAAGGAGCTCCACGGCGATGATGCGCCCGACCCGTACGATCTGGTGAGCGCGTCGGAGTTCGAGGATCGGATGAGCATCATCATCTGGTGCCTGAAGTCCCGCACCGATCCTACCTACACGTGGGAGCAGGCCGAGAACATCCCCTACGGCGAGCTCGACATCTCGAGCAGGGAACCCCCTCCTCCGATCGGCCCAGGTGGCTCGCCTGGGCCCGAGCCCGCAAAGAGCGCACCGACCGGATCAAGGTCGAAGCGGCCCGCCGACACGAGCGCGCCCAGCTGATGGCCTTCTACGGCCTGAGCACTGCCGAGTTCGACGAGCTGACGTTCGAAGAATTGCGCGCATATCTGTCGTGGATGGCTGGTCCACAGCCGGCCAGTGAGGACTGATCCATGGCGCAGGCCATTCGCTTCGATCTGATCGCCGGGGTCGACAAGTGGAACCGCGGGTTCCGGGATGCGGAGCGGACCTCGAGCCGGTTCGGTGCCCGGCTGCGTGTGGGCATCGCCAGCGGCGCGGCCGCGGCGGCCGCCGGCGTTGGCGCGCTCGCCGTTGGCGCCTTCAAGCTCGGCGAGTCGTTCGACTCGGCCTATGACACGATCCGGGTGACGACCGGCAAGACCGGCAAATCGCTCGCCGGGTTGAAGAAGGATTTCAAGGCGGTCGTCAAGGATGTCCCGACCGACTTCGAGTCGGCGGCCACCGCAGTGGGGAAGCTGAATCAGCGGACCGGGCAGACCGGCAAGGGCCTCCAGCGGCTCGCCGAGCAGGAACTGGAGCTTTCCCGGATCACCAAGACCGACCTCGGCGCCAACATCGCCGCGTCCACCCGGCTGTTCCGGGACTGGTCGATCCCGACGCGGAAGCAGGCCAGCACCCTGGACGAGATGTTCCGCGCGGCCCAGGCAACCGGGATTGGCGTCACCGATCTGATGGAGAAGGTCGTCCAATTCGGCTCTCCGCTGCGGCAGCTCGGCTTCAACCTTGACCAGACCACCGCGCTGTTCGGGGAGTTCGAACGCGCCGGCGTGGTGACTGAGACGGTCCTGCCTGGTCTGAAGATGGCGCTGAAGAGCTACGCGTTGGCGCACAAGGACCCGCAGAAGGCGCTCATCGAGACCATTCGGCGGATCAAGGAATCGAGCACTACCGCCCAGGCCAACACGATCGCGTTCAAGACGTTCGGCGCTCGCGCGGGCCCCGATCTTGCCGCGGCGATCCGGGAGGGCCACTTCGACCTTGACCTGCTGATCAAGACGATCTCAGGTGGCAAGGACACCATCCGGGCTGCGGCGGCCGACACCGCCGACTTCGCCGAGAAGTGGAAGGTGTTCTCCAACCGCATGAAGGTGCTCGTCGAACCGGCCGTCTCGGCGCTGTTCGGCGCGATCGGAACGCTGGCCGACAAGCTGTCCAAGAACGTGCTGCCAGCCGTGCAGGCGTTCATCACCACCCACGGCCCACAGTTCAAGACGATCCTTGAGGGCGTCAAGAAAGCCTTCGACACGATCTACAACGCCCTAGCCGACCCGAACAAGGGCGTCATTCCCAATCTCGACAAGTTGCGCCAGTCATGGGAGGACAACAAGCAGGCCATCATCGATTTCCAGGATGCGATCCCCGGCGCGAACACGTTGCTGCATGCTGCCGGGATTGCGGTGCAACGGCTTGTCGAGGAAGTGACCGGTGCTGGGCGGATCATCATCGGTCTGGGCGGGATGGCCGCGCGTGGCGCGCTGGCTGTCCGAGTCGCTTTGGATAGTTTCGGCGTGGTTGCGCTCCGGGTGGTCGGGTTCTTCCAGACGATGGCGCTGCATTTCGTCGAGTCCCTGCGGACCTTGGCGAGCGCTGCTGACAGGATTCTCCACACCCATCTCGCACGCTCGCTTGATGGGGCTGTAGCCAATCTCAAGAGAGCTCGTCAGGACACGCAGTCGCAACTCGACAGGCTGAAGACTGATGGCACCAAGCGGGCGCAGGAACTGCGGGACAACATCAACAAGGCGACGGGCGGGATCAAACGGAAGGTGGTTGTCGAGGTCCGCGGCCGAGACCTAGTCGGCCCTGTTGCTAGGCGGATCCGCCAGGAGCTCGCCGCGATGACTGGGGTGCTGCCCGGCCAGGTGCTCAAGTCGACCGTGCGGGGTGGTGTCCGACGCGAGGCCAAGGGCGGCTACATCACTGGCCCGGGTACCTCGACGTCCGATTCGATCCCGGCGATGCTGTCGGCGGGTGAGTTCGTCGTCAACGCCCGCGCGGTCCGCAGGGTCGGTGTCGACAACCTCCGCCAGATCAACGCCATGAGGATGGCCAACGGTGGGCTAGTCGATGAGGTCGCGGCACTGCCGGCGCTGCGGATCCGGATGGTCGCGTTGGCCAAGAAACTGTTCGGGGGTTCGGCGGGGATCAAGGCGTTCATCCGCTCAACCGACTCGCTCCCCTACATTTGGGGTGCCGCCGGCCCGGGCGGCTATGACTGCTCCGGGCTGGTTAGTGCGGTGCTCGGGAAGATGACCGGCCGTGGCGGCGGCCACGGGCAACGGTACTTCACTACCTCCTCGATCCACGCTGGGATCCTCGGCATCAAGCCTGGTCTTGGTGGCACCCTTCAGATCGGGGTCACCCCCAGCCGCGGGCACATGGTCGGCCGATACGGCGGCCTCGGGTTCGAGGCCGAGTCGACCAGGACCGGCATCAAGATTGGCTCAGCCGCGTCCCGCCCTGAGAGCTTCGCTCGCCATTATCACCTCGCCAAGGGCGGTATGGTCGACCTTAAGGAGCTACTACGCGCTGGCGTTGCGATCGGTGGTGACCCGGGCAAGCTCCGCGTTGACCGGTTCGACCGTGGCGGGTTCCTGCCCCCGGGCCTGTCGATGGCCTACAACGGCACCGGCCGGCCCGAGCCGGTGGGGATCAACTACGACCGGCTCGCTGCGGCGCTGGTGAAGGCGCTCCACGCTGCCCCACCCCGGGTGGCGGTCGATGACATCCATACTGGCCTGCTCCGGAAGAAGAACGCGTGGACGGGTGGCATGAGCCTGGGATTGTCCTGACGTGGCCGACTTCCCATGGCAAGTCAAGATCGAGGTCGCCTTTGCCTCGCAGCCGATGGCCGCCTCGCCGACCTGGACCGACATCTCCACCTACGCCTCAGCGGTAAACCCGCTCAGCATCTCCCGTGGCCGCCCCGATGAGTTCTCCGACGTGCAGCCCGGCACGATGAGCTTGCTGTTGAACAACGCGGACGGCCGGTTTACCCGCGGCCGTGTCGCCTCACCGTACTATCCGAACGTGCGGAACGGTCGGCGGATCCGCGTGTCGATCATCTACTCGTCCACCACCTACGTCCGATTTGATGGGCATGTGAACGAGTGGCCGACGACTTGGGAGGAAGGGACCGGCGGGGCGCAGTCGTGGGTGACGGTCACCGCGACGGACCGGTCCAAGCGGCTGGGGCAGACCGGTGAGCTTCGCTCCATGGTCGAAGAGGAGATCCTCCGCGACGCGATCGCCCCGGACTCCACGCACGGGTCCGCGTACTACCCGCTG